ATGGCATATTTCAAAATTTGCGTACGAGCTAAGAGAAAAGACAATACGTATCCTGTTTATATTCGTGTAACCCATCACGGACAGGTAGGATATATAAAAACAGATAAAGTCTGTAAGGCTAAGTCTGTTCGGAAGGGTGAGGTAATAGATAATTACATCATCAAGGATATTTCTATTCTTATTGACGGGTATATGTCCCGGCTTAATCGTGAAGATATACAATGTTGGGATATCAGAAAGATACTGGACTTCTTGAGGAGGGATTCTAGCGCACCTTCTTTTTCTGAATTTTGTGAGGGGTTTACCTCTAAGATGGATAACGAGGGAAGAGAATCCACGTCGATAAATTATAAGCTTGCGTTAAGGCGCTTGGAGGAATATATGGGGAAAGACGACATTCTCTTCTCTGATCTTACATCGTCTATATTCAAGGAGTGGATAGATTCGATGAAAGATAGCTTGTACAAGAAACATGGCTATCCGAAGCGGATCAAGACAATGTTTATGGCTGGATGCGAGCGGTATAATAATTATGATACCGGCGAGATGCTTATACGGAATAACCCGTTTAGGGGAGTGAGGGTACCTAGACCTACAGTTCCAGAGAAAAGGGCATTGGACATTAGAACCGTTCGAGATTTTTTTGCGGTATCCGCGGAGTATGGATCAAGAGCTGATCGTGCTAGGGATGTGTGCGAGATCGTTTTTTGTCTTGCCGGAATTAACACCGCTGACCTGTATTATATGGAAAAAGAGAACCTTAGAGACGGAAAGATGTGTTACTGCAGACGTAAGACTACTAATAGGAGGGATGACAAGGCGTATATAGAGATAGCCGTACCAGATAGGCTATCTCATTTGCTTGAGAAATATGCTGGAGAAAAAAGGCTGTTTAACTTCTGTGAGACTTATGGATCAAGTAAGAATTTCAATAAATGTATAAACGAGGGAATAAGTGATATAACAAGAAAAAACGACCTTCCTCATATTTCTGTCTATTCGTTTCGGCATAGTTGGGCTACATTCGCTCAAAACGATTTCGATGCAAGTTTGGATTTAGTAGGCTTTTGCCTTAACCATGCTTCTTCCCATAGGGTGACATCTGGGTATGTTAAGACCGATTTTAGCGTTATCGACCGCTTGAATGCCAAGATACTTGATTATGTATTTGAAGAAAAAAACGAAAAAAAGATGGAAATAATTTGCGGATTAAAAAAATGACTCTATCTTTGCCGTTGAAATAGCGAGTTGGATTTTAGACGAAAGTTTGAGATCCAACTTTTTGTGTTTATATGTGTTTGGTCTCTTATTTCTGTAAACTTCCATAAAACAAAGACTTACCGGGTGCCTTCAAAAAAACAGGCACTATGACGATTTCTATTTCTAAAACAGCGCTGCTATCAAGATTGCAGCTTTTGGCGAAGATCATACCCGCCAAATCATCCACGCCGATCCTTTGTCATTTCTTGTTTAAGACGAGGGAAGGCCGGTTATTCATCACCGGATCGAATAGCGAGGGCCGGATAACCACCAGCCTTGAGTGCATCTTCGACGAGGAGATATCTATTTGTGTCCCGACTTCCTTATTAGAAGGACTGAGGAACCTGCCCGAGCAACCAATTGATATAATCATCAACAAGGATACCCGTGAGATAAGGATCAAGTACCATGGTGGAAAGTTCGAGGTGGTGGGTTATGACCCATCTACCTATCCGGGAAAAAGATCGATCGAGGTCTTGGACTCTGTGTCATTAAGCGCGGAGGATTTATTCAATGGGATATCCAAGGTCATAAATTTGGCCGGGAATGATGATATCCGTCCGGTCCTAAGCTCTGTCTTTATTGAGACGGAACCGGAGACCGTATGCTTTGTCGGTGCGGACGGGCATGGCATGGGATTCTTGAGAAAGGGCAATGATAGACAGGTTGGCAAGATCTCAGTTATAATCAGCCGTCCTATAGCCTCGGTATTGAAGGCGATACTTCCGGCTTCCTCCGATAACATGGAAATGAGGGTCGGTGCGGATTGGTCCGATGTCATACTCAATGACTATGAGATATCGTTCCGGAATGTGGAGGGGAGATATCCTAATTGGAAAGCTGTGGTACCCAAGGCGAATAAGCTGGAACTGCTTGTTGACACCGGACAACTGATCGGGGCTATTAAAAGGACATCGGTGTTCTCCAATAAGGCCTCATGCCTTATCGTCTTGAGGATCATTCGTGATAAGTTGACCGTATTCGCCCAAGACATAGATTTCTCGACTTCCGCGGAGGAAACGTTGGAGGTCGATTTTAACGGGAATGAGTTCTCGATCGGGATTAATGGATCGTTGCTTCTTGAGATACTCTCATGTATCGATGACGGGCGTACGAGGCTTTCCTTTAGCGAGCCTAGCCGCGCTATCTTGATAACTCCGGAGAACCAATCTGGGAACGAGGAACTTACCTATTTATTAATGCCCATGACAATCCCGTAAGTTATGAAAGAGTTCAAAGATACAATCCAGAAATATTTACAGGAGAGGGCGGCGGAAGATCTTCTGTTTGCCCCGAGACTTGCCAATCCTAAAAAGAGTATAGACGAGTGTTGTCGTTATATCTTGGGAGAGGCCCGTAAGCGTGGAACCTCTGTCGTGATGAGTGATACGGAGGTTTTTGGCATGGCCGTACATTATTATGATGAAGAGAATATCGAGGTCGGAAAAGTTCCTGTCGGTAGCTCCGTTTCTTCTTCCCATAAAGTAGAACTTACGGAGGAAGAAAAGAACGCTGCCCGTCAGGCGGCCATCAAAAGGTTGACCGAAGAGCAATACCGATCGCTTAAAAAGAGGCCGGCCAAGAAGAAGGTTGATGAGAGTGTCCAACAAATGAGCCTGTTTTGATATGAAGCCGAGAACGAGATTGGAAAAGTTGGTGGCGGGATTGAGCGAAAAGCTTCCCGCCATCACAAAGGCGCAGGAGGAATGGGCCAAGGAACACGTGTTCGACCATGTAGCTTACAAATGTAAGAATGAGTTGTGGTGCTCTGAATGTGGCGAGATATGGGTTAATACGGGTAATAGTAAATTGGGTGACAAGACCGAATGCCCTTATTGCTACCATCAATTAGATGTAAAGGTCAGCAGAAAGCAGAAGAACCATGAGGAGGCGTATATGTCCATCCTGCAAGTGAGAGGCGGGTTTCAGGTGATCCGGCATATACTATGTTGGAAAAACGCCCGTAGGGGAACTTCTCCGGTGTATTATGATTTTACTGAAGTTGTTCAAGAATGGATTCGTGAAGACGGAAAACGTACGATCATAGCCCGTCCAATAAATATGGGACGTAACGGATTTGCGTATAGTTCCCCTCTTAGTATCAAGGGTGAATATGGAAGTAACCCATATAATTATTACGGTGATTTATATGCGATATTTGGAGAGCTTTATCCAAGGAAAGAATTACTTCCGGAATTGAAAAAACGGGGACTGAATCGACTGTTCCCGGATGTAACCCCGTCTAAGTTGATACGTGACTTGTTGAAAGGCGGAAACGATGCGGAACTGTGTCTCAAGACCGGGCAAATATCCATGCTGAAGCACATGTATAGAAACGGCTTTTCCCAGCTTCGTTATAAGCCATCATTCAATATCTGCAACCGTAACCATTATATTATCAAGGATGCGTCCCTTTGGGAAGACTATATGTCTTTATTGGCTTATTTCGGTAAAGACTTGCGTAATGCCCATTATGTATGTCCTAAGAACTTGAAGGTCGCGCACGATAGGCTCTTGGCAAAGAAAGATGCCCGTGAAGCTAAGTTGAGACAGGATAGGGATCGTATGGAAGCTATCCGTAGGCGTGAAAAGCTCATGAAGGATATAGCCGGCTTCTACGAGCGGATGGAAAAGTTTTTCGGGATGAAAATCACGGATGGCAACATAGTCATTTGCCCGTTGGAGAGTATTACCCAGTTTTATCAAGAAGGAAAGGCTATGCATCACTGCGTATATAAACTCGGATATTACAATCGGCCGGATCGCTTGATACTGTCAGCAAAGGACACCGGTGGCAAACGTATCGAGACGATAGAGGTGAATTTGAAGACGCTGAATATCGTCCAATCCCGATCCGTCTGCAATGGGGTAAGCAAGTATCACGACCAGATAGTAAAACTGGTAAAAAAGAATATGAACCTGATCCGTCAGAAAATGATTGCATAAATATAATATGACCTATATAGATTACATAAACCTTTTTTGGAAGACATCGCAGAACGTCAAATTTTCCTCGAACGAGGCGTACTTATACTTCTTCTTGTTAAGTGAGTGCAATATTCGGGGTTGGGAAAATCCGTTTGAATGTCCCAACAGGAGAATCATCCTATCGATCGGTATATCTGAACCTACCTTAATCGATTGCAGGAATAGATTACAGAGCAAAGGTTTATTGATGTTTGAGTCAGGAAAAAGGAATGAAAAATCTCCCGTTTATTACTTAAATGATTTAAGTAAACAGTTTAGTAAAACCTTTAGCAAAAGGTTTAGCAAAGACTTAAGTAAAAATCTTAGCAAAGACCCAAGCATATTATATAAGACTAAAGAATATAAGACTATAGACTTAGATAATATACCCCCCACACCCCCTAAGGGGGTTGACAAAGCAAAAGAAAAAGAGCTTTTGGAAAAGGAAAAGGCTTTGTGTGCTTTGGAAGAAGAGTTGAAGAAACGAGAGGCGGAACTGGATGCACAATCGGACAAACCACCATCCAAACCAAAAAAGCGTCCTAATCCGTTGAACTCGGAAGCAAGGAAACTTTTTGAGGAACACTATCAGGCTATTTTTTCGTCCAGCTATTATTGGAGCGCAAAAGATGCGGGAAATATGTCTTCTTTGCTCAAGAAATTGAAATTTCAACGGGAGAAGAAGAGTTTACCGACTGACGATCAAGGCGTATTAAACGCTTTGAAGTACTTGTTGGATTCAATCACTGACGGATGGATACTGGAAAACTTTAGTGTGACGAATATTAATTCAAAATTTAATGAAATTGTATCACAAGCAATAGCAAAGAAAAATGGACAAACAACAAGCAATACAGCTTTTGGCCAGCATAGACCCGACAACCGGCGTGCTTCCTCCGGAACTGATGCCGAGAACAAAAGACGCGAGCGTGAGCATCTTGGGAACCTTGCCGATGCCATATTACAACAGTCTGCATCCGAAAACAGTAAATGATGTGTTCGATAGTCCTTCGTGTTCTATCGCCGTGATAAATAAAAAGTTCGGAGAGCAGCATTTGCGTGCATTCATGGTTAAAGTGTTGAATGATCTGTTAGACTTTTTCAATGTCGGCAAAACGATGGGAGCCGTTCAGGTTGCGTCTACGGCAGACTTGATTATTGAGGAGTTTTATTTTCTGAAGCCAGATGATTTCAAGCTATGTTTTACTCGGGCGAAGAAAGGGTATTACGGTAAGGTCTTTGACCGGATCGACGGGCAGGTCATCTTTGAGTGGTTAAATCAATATACCAATGACCGAATGACAACGGCCAGCGATACGAGTATCCAAGAGGCAGAGCGGTTTAAGGATTCACGAGGTGAGCGAACTTCTTCCTTATTAGAGGCAGCCGAACATGATTTCAAAAAGTATGATTTTGAACGTAAATACAAGGTGTAAATATTAAAAAACAAGGAACTATAATGCAAGAAAATAAAATACTGGCAGGCAATGTCGAACAGATTCTGCTGTCAAAAAAGAACTGTCACCGTGCATTAAAAGTGGTGAATATAGCGAAACCAGAACAGGGTGAATGGCTTTTTAACTGGAGAGGTAAAAAGTTGAGTGATAATTTAATGCGTTGCGACTATGTGCATACTGCAGTCTGTATTTCCGATAATGAGGCGGTTGTTATTAATGACAAAGACTTAGGTCTTTGGTCGGTTGTAGAGTGGAAATATGAGGTAAACCTTGAGGAGTTTTGGAAATGCGCTTGCGATGCTTTTTATGCTACAAGTTTCAGTCCGGAGGAACGTGGATCGTATCACATACGCATGTACGAAGAAGAGCTCAATGATGATATAAAAACAATGCCGGAAAAAGAAAGAGAGCGATATATAGCTAAGTACAAAGAATGGGTTCAAATATTGTTCAATAAGCATTCTCGTATAATGAGCGCCATGATAACAGGGCCAGCCCGTTTTCCGTCAAGACGAAATGAGAAGATGAATAATTACTATGACAATGCTGTCAATGAATTTAGAGCGTGGAGAGAAAAAGCGCTCAAGTCGATAGCTCGAAGGATAGAGGAGGCAAAACCGGAAGATCAGAAAGCGGAGGAAGAGTGGATGCGTGTAAAGAGAATGATCGATGAGCATTTTTTACCAACCAATTTATATAATAAGCTGGAAACGATTGCAAGAAACGGAAAGGTCGATTTGATGAACAAAGCGATTGAATATGTCAGATCCTTAAACGAAAGTCGAGTTAAACCAATTTTTACCAATCGCCATAAATTCTGGAAACTCGCTGAACTTGCAAATCAATCTATATCAAAACAGGCAGAAAAAGAGAACCAAAAAGATGTGGAAATACTTTTTGATGGTGGCCGGGTAATCAAAAACTATTCCGAGAACAGGGTGCAGATAGTTTTTGACACAAAGCCGCAACCGGACGTTATTTCAAATCTCAAACATAACGGTTTTCGTTGGTCACCCCGTTTTTCGGCATGGCAACGCCAATTGACGAATAATGCTTATTATGCTGTTTCTCGTGTAATTCCTATTACTATTGAACAATTGATGAAAGGAGAAAACAAATGAACATTGGTTTATTAGCTGTTGACAGAGAGAAAGCCAAACGAGAGGCGTATAAGAAGCTATGTTATAACTTCGAGTATAAGTTTGGCTCCAATATTCCCCATTGTGCGTTAAGGTCTGGGGTATGTGATGAGGATTGCGAATACATGAAAGTTTTTTCTATAAAGGTATGAATATAGATACTGAGTTTAACGTAGGAGATAGCGTATGCTATCTAAGCGGGGATTGCATTGTTCATTCAACTATAAGCAAAATAATCATCGAAATATCCTATGCTGATGATATTTTCCTTATGGTTTATAAGCTGTCAGATGGACTTAGTGTACCCAGAAACAATTATCCTAAATGGGATAAAAGACTTTTTAAAGACAAAGAGAGTTTGATAAAATATTTATCTGAATCATAACTAAGAAGAACTGAGCATAATGGATGTAAATGTAATATATAACTCGGAATGTCGATTAGGACTAAAATGTCTACCGGAAAATAGCGTAAACTGTTGTATTACATCACCTCCATATTACGGTTTGCGTGATTATGGAAATGATGAACAGATAGGGCTTGAAGCTACACCGGAAGAATATATTGGGAAGTTGGTTGAAGTGTTCCGGGAAGTTCGGCGGGTGTTAACGAATGATGGTACTCTGTGGGTGAATATTGGTGATAGCTATGCCGGTTCCATGAAAGGTGCTGCACAGTTTCCGGACAATGCAATGAATTATAAGCAAGGTACGAACCGGGGGACACTTGGTAAGGCAACGTTGGTAAAACAATGCACAAACTGCAAACCTAAAGATTTGATAGGTATTCCTTGGATGCTGGCCTTTGCTCTTAGGGCTGATGGTTGGTATTTGCGTCAAGATATTATTTGGAGCAAACCTAATCCGATGCCGGAGAGTGTTAGGGACCGTTGTACTAAATCTCACGAATATATCTTCCTATTGAGTAAATCCCGGTTGTACTACTTTGATGCAGATGCGATAAAAGTTCCGGCAAGAGAGTCTACAATGCGTAGAATAAGGCAAGATGTCGATAACCAGGTAGGATCCTCTCGTACTCTGAAAGCTAACGGAAATATGAAAGCCGTTATTGGTGGCCGCAAAAGAAATTTTTCTGATATGACGGAAGATGACCCCATGTATCGAGCCAGTACGAATCGTGAGTATGAATATACGGACAAAGCAAATAAACGTTCTGTCTGGGTAGTGAGTACATCGGCCTTCCATGATGCTCATTTTGCAGTGTTTCCCCCAGCTCTCATTGTTGACTGTATAAAAGCAGGATGCCCGGAAGATGGCGTTGTTCTTGACTCTTTTATGGGTTCCGGTACAACGGCAATCGTTTCCCGGAAATTGAACCGCAATTATATAGGATTTGAGATAAACAAAGACTATGTGCGGTTGGCTGAAAATAGAATGAAAAAAGAGTTAGGAATATTTCAATAATAAAAATAGCTGAGATATGGAAATGCGTAAAGTTGTGTTGGTGTCATGATGAAAATACGGTATCACAGGAGATATACATCTCGTATAGAGAGATTTTGATAATTGATTAAAAATTAAAAAGAAATGAATATACTTGATTTACCATTAAAGGCTATATGGTATGATATGATAGAATCCGGTGAGAAAAAAGAGGAGTATCGAGAACATAATAGCTATTGGGCTAAAAGATTTTATGTTTGCTATGATAAAAACACGGATTGCAGAATCTATATTCCCGAAAAGTGTAAATATTGTTGTAAGCCTTCCTTTAAGCTTTATGATGCTGTTCGTTTTCGTTACGGATATACAAAACGAACTATGTTATTCAAATTGAATAGCATTTCTATTGGCAAAGGTCGTTCGGAATGGGGTGCGCCAGATTATAAAGTTTTTATTTTGAAATTAGGCAATCGGATTAACTAATAACTAAAAAGAAAGGAGCTATCTAAAAACAACAGATAGCTCCACAAAAGATTATTTGTTATGTCCTGGGGCGTGTCGCTTAGCGGATTTTTCACCTGTGATCTTTTTAGCTTGTCCTGGTGGAATAGTCTTAACCTTGTTTGGTTTGGATTTCACATGAACATGTGTTGCACAAGATGAGAAACTAAGTCCCATAGCAATAATGAAAATTGCAAGTAAATATTTTGCTTTCATAAGAAATGATTTAATATTAATAGAATACAAATATATAATAATTGAAGGGGTAAATAGCTCAAATCTCGTAAAAAAGTCCTTGGTGATCTTGAGGACTTTCTTCATGCCCTTTATATCTTATATGAAACTAAGATATGAAAACGCAAAAATGTATAGCCTGTGGCCGAGAAACGGTTTCTGTGATCAAAACAGAAGAAGGCCATATCTGTTATAACTGCTATTCTGATAAAAAGATCCCTCCTAAATCAAAACAGCATCATGACAACGAAGAAGCTCGGATTCAGTCGGAGTTTTTCAATAAGGTTCCTTTATTCTTCCCGAACCTACCGGATCGGCTCCTTTTTGCAGTCCCGAACGGTGGTAGCCGGCATAAAATAGAAGCGGCTAATATGAAGCGCCAAGGCGTTAAACGAGGTGTAGCTGATGTGATCCTTCAGATACCGAAAAAGGGGTATGCTTCCCTTTGTTTGGAGTTCAAGACATCGACGGGAAAACAATCTCCCGATCAAAAAGAATACCAACGCCAAGTTGAAATGGCAGGTAGTAAGTATGTGATTGTTCGGAGCGTGGAACAGGCTATCCGGGAATTGCAACTGTATTTGTGTTAATTGATTACCCCTGTTATATTTTAGAATAAAAGTTATGACAGAATTGAAGTATGACCCTCGGAATTATCGCATCCACACAGATAAGAATAAACGGCTTATTAAAAAGAGCCTGGAGGACTGCGGAACGGGTCGTTCTATTCTATTGGATAAGAACGATGTTATTATTGCCGGAAATGGCGTTTATGAGCAGGCTTTGGAACTTGGGTTAAAGGTTCGGGTTGTAGAGTCTGACGGGAATGAACTGATAGCGATCAGGAGAACGGATTTGTCTACAGAAGATGAAAAAAGAAAGCTTTTGGCTTTGGCTGATAACCATACATCGGACACTTCTATGTTCGATTTTGCAGCCGTAGTTGAAGATTTCAGTATTGACGAACTTGGTGATTGGGAGTTGGAGCTTCCATTTGATGATATGCCGACGGATGTGGATCGTTTTTTTGAGGGAGCAGATAAAGTAGAGAATAAGAGAAAGACGATGGTTTGCCCTCATTGCGGAAAGGAAATAGAGCTATGATCTTATATCTTGCCGGTTATAAACCTTGTGCCAAACGATGGAACCTTGACACGAAAGATATCTATCTCTTAAGTTCTTTTTGGGAGCATAAATCGGGACATTATGGAGGTTATGTCTGTCAAGAGAAACATATTCTTGATAGCGGTGCGTTTTCAGCCTTTTCCGGAAAGAATAACAGTTTTGATTGGGATGGCTATGTCAAGAAATATGCTGACTTTGTTCTGAAAAATAACATTCAACGCTTCTTTGAGCTGGATATAGATGTTGTTGTAGGGCTGGAGAAGGTCGAGTATTACCGTAAATATTTGGAAGATCGTACAGGGCGGCGGCCTATTCCTGTTTGGCATGCAAGCCGGGGGAAGGATTATTTTATTCGGATGTGTGAAGATTATCCCTATGTTGCGATCGGTACGACCTCTGCGATGGAAGAGGGTAGGCGGATAAGAGGTAATCCCATGATATTAAAATGGTTTATCGATCAAGCTCACTCTGTCGGTACCCGTATTCATGGGCTTGGATTTACAGATACGATATTTCTTCCTTTTTTGAAGTTTGATAGCGTTGATAGTACGACTTGGTTGTCCGGTTCCAGATTTGGGCAGATTTATTTCTTCAATGGCAAGCAAATGATATATCGTAATCCTCCCCAAGGGATGAGGGCTAAGAATCATGATTTATCGAATAGACACAATTTTAATGAGTGGATAAAATTTCAAAGGTATGCGGAACGATACTTATAACAAGAAAGTCCTTCTGTATTCAGGAGGTATGGATAGTTGGTTGATAGACAAACTCTGGAAACCGGATATAAGGCTTTATGTCGATATGAATACCCGTTATTCAAAAGAGGAAATGAAGCGTCTTCCGGATGATACCATCATTGAGAGATTGGATTTATCAAAGTGGGAACGTGAAGATAAGATTATCCCTCTAAGGAATATGTATTTGATCGGTATTGCGACGAACTATGGCGATGAAATCTGTTTGGGAGCGACAGCCGGTGACCGTGTTCTTGATAAATCGCCTGTATTTGCCGAGTTGTATGAGGACTTACTCGGCTATCTCTACCAAAAACAACATTGGACCGAGAAACGAACGATCAAGATAAACTTGGACTATAAAGCATATACCAAGACTGAGTTGTTGAAGCAATATATAGCTCAAGGAGGTAATATTAGTGAAGCGTTTAGTTCATCGTTCAGTTGTTATGCTCCTGTTGATGGGCACGAATGTTGGAACTGTAAACCGTGCTTCCGTAAATTTATTGCTTTTGCGTTGAATGGATATCCGTTTTCCATGGATGTAATCGGCTGGAATATATCTTATATAAAACATGAAATACTTCCTTTGATCGAATCTGGCGAGTATGGCCGGAAACGGGAGGAGGAAGAGATAAGACAGGTATTAACTCTTTATCGATAAAAATCGTATGTATACAGTAAGGAAGCGTCTAGAGATATCGGCGTCTCATCGTCTGAGTCTCTCTTATGCGAGTAAGTGTGAGAACTTGCATGGGCATAACTGGATCGTAATCGTTTGGTGCAGGTCTAAACAGTTGAATCCAGATGGTATGGTTGTCGACTTTGCCCATGTCAAGCGAATGATCCAGGAGAAACTAGATCATAAGAACTTGAATGAGGTATTATCGTTTAATCCGACAGCGGAAAATATAGCGAAGTGGATCTGTGACCAGATACCTCAATGTTTTAAGGTGATGGTTCAGGAATCAGAGAATAATATAGCGTGGTATGAAAAAGGTAAATGAGATTTTCTTCAGTATCCAGGGAGAAGGGTACTTTACTGGTACGCCAGCTGTTTTTGTTCGCTTCTCTGGATGTAACTTGAGGTGTCCGTTCTGTGATACGGAACACAAAGAAGGCAAGATGTTAAGTGATGATGAGATTATTGCGGAAATAAGGCGTTATCCGGCTTTGCATGTCGTATTGACAGGCGGAGAGCCTTGTATGCAGGTTACATATGATTTGGTTGATAAGATCAAGGCCACTGGCCGATTTGTTCAGATTGAGACAAATGGAACTTTGGTTCCACCTGTAAATATAGACTGGATTACGTGTTCCCCAAAAGAGGGCGGTAAAACAGTCGTGATCAACCCTAATGAACTGAAGGTAGTCTATACCGGACAGGATATGTCGCAATATGATAAATATTCAGCGGGAGTATATTATTTGCAGCCTTGTTCCGGCCGGAATACGAAGGAAGTTATTAACTATATTAAAGAGCATCCGAAATGGAAGTTAAGTTTACAAACACACAAGATATTGAATGTGCGATAAGGACGATCCTTTCTTTTATAGGCGAGGATCCTTGTCGGGAGGGCTTGAAGGGAACGCCGGATCGTATCATAAGAATGTGGAGAGAGATTTTTCGTGGATATGATCTGTCACAAGTGCCTAAAATAACGGTCTTCCCAAATGGCGTGGATGGCCTTTCTTGTGATAGTGTTATCGCGGATTCAGGTGGATTTTATTCAATGTGTGAACATCATATGATGCCTTTCTTTGGGAAGTATTGGTTTGCTTATATACCCAATCCGAAAGGTAAGATACTGGGCATATCGAAAGTTGGTCGTGTCGTTGATTATTGTGCAGCACGGTTACAGGTACAAGAGCGATTGGCAAAGGATATTATTGTGATGATCCAAGAAGCGTTAGGTTCGGAATATCCACCTTTAGCGATGGGTATCGTATTGGAAGGGGAACACTTGTGTAAGTCGATGCGTGGTGTAAAGAAAAAAGGTAAAATGCGTTCTTCTTTCTATTTTGATAATGGAAGTTTACCTGAATTGAGGGCAGAATTGTCCCGATTCGTTAGTTTTGGTTAATTATGACAGAGAAGAATGAAGTAAAAAAGAAAAGTAGGGGGCGTAAATCTGAATATAGAGAAGAGTATGCGGAACAGGCTCTAAAACTTTGTCTGTTAGGTGCAACGGATAAAGAGATCGCTGAGTTCTTCTCTGTCTCAGAACAAACGTTGAACAGCTGGAAAAAGAAGTTTCCTCAATTTCTTGAGTCCTTAAAAAAGGGAAAGGCTGTGGCGGATGCGAATGTCGCTTCGAGACTTTACAGCCGTGCGATTGGCTACGATGCCAAG